TCACTGTCATTGCGCGGAATGTTAACTTACTTCCATAGAAGTCAGATAACGCAGCACCGCGATCATGTGAACCGCCTACTACCTCCGCGCCGTTGTCGTAACCCATTAACCAAAGTGAGTTGTTTGAATCGCGAACGATAACAAGCAAACGGCGATTGCGCGCAAGTGTGATGAGTTCCTTGCGATAGGTGTTTGTCAACCCATTCAAGGAGATGTTCAACTCCTGATTGTAGGCAATACCACCCTCGTCATTTGCTTCGATGGTTTCAACGAACGTGTTTCCTGCACCGGGCTTCAATTCGTATCGGTATGCATCAAATGCACCCGCCGAACCTGCCACCGCAGTAATGTTGTCATTTGTACTGTCAATGGTCAATGCTGCGATGAAGTCGTTGAAGACGTCGCTGCCCATGAACATTACTTCTTTCACGCCGCCGCTGAACTCTTTACAAGCTAGCACCCTTCCTGCTGATAATATACAAGCCATATTTTTATAGTGTTTTAAAAAAAACGCCACCACAACGGATGGCGTTTTCTCGGTTTATTTCAAGTTGGATTAGGCTTTGTAGAGAACGATTTCGTTTCCAAAACCATACTGAACGCCTGCGAAAAACTTCACACTGAAGCGAACGTTTTCCTCGCCGAACTCAGTCATGTCTTTTGTCGTTACGCTGTTCCAATCGCTTGTCAAATTGGTACCGAACCACAAGTTCGATTTTTGAGCAAGCACCATTGTGTTGGCGCTCATACCGGGGCATACTGCGATGTCATACAAACCCATGAATGTAGCAGGAACAGCACCACCCGCATAGGTGTACCATCCGTTGCCCGCTGCTGCGTTGGCGAAAATGAACTTTTCCCAAACGTCCTGACCGACATACAACAAAGGCTTCTCAGTTGAACGCTTCACTGCGTCAGGTGCTGCGTCAATAACGTCTTGGATCTTCGCGAACACATTTGCGGTTGTGATAGCTATGGGTGAAGCTACGTCGATAACGTCAGCATCTGCTTCCATCAATGTGATGAAACCTGCATATTCACCCGCCGTTGCGTTTACACCTGTCCACATCACCACTTCATTTTTGGCAGAAATACCACCAAGAATGTTGTCGGTCATGGACTGCAACAACTCAGGAGACAAGCGTCCGTTTTGTGCGTCGTTTGCCGTCCAATCGGTGATGAAATCGTTGATACACAAGTTGCGTTGAACTTGGAATTTTTCCAACGTCAAAATGCGCTCAGTGATTGTAACGGTACCTGTTGGGGTAAAGTCACAAGTAGCTGCTGCGAATGATACAGTGTCGACGAGTTTTTTCACGACTGCTTTGTAATCGATGTTCTCCTTTACAGTAACGTACTGCATTGACTCATTAGCGAGCAAGGCGGGACGAATGATCTCACCTGCGTACTTACCTGCGTAGGTGGTCGTTAATGAAGTTGTAGTTGCCATATTATTTTTCTAAAAAATTTTACTTAGTTTTTTTGCGCCAATTCTTCGCGCTTGGCTGCTACGCGTTCTGCTGGTGACATCAAGTGCTTGGCCTTTGGTGCGGGTGCAGATGTTTCTTTTTTCAATTCAACAACACCCTTATCCTTTACGGACGTTGCGGCGGGTTGCTTTGATAATTCAAGAACCTTTTTCTCAGCGTTGGTTGCCTTTGTTTCGGCCACTGAAAGTTTGGTAGTGAGTTCATCGACCTTTGCATTTGCAGCAGTCAATTCAGTGGCTTGTGTTGCGTTCAATCCTTCCAATGCGCTTACACGTTCGGCAAGTTTTTCAAATGCAGCAACAACGTCGCTTGACATTTCTTCTGCTTTCGGTTTCACCTCTTCTACCTTGCCTTCTTTGACAATGATAGTAGTGCCGTCTTCCATCATGATTTCGCCATCGGGTGCAACTTGTGGTTGACCTTCGATCACTACGAAGATTTCAGCACCCGCGACAAACTCAGTAGGCGTACCAATTTCAGAACCATCAGCAGCTTTTGCAGTTGCGGCAAGTTCGATCGTTGCAGTTTCTTCAACCGACAAATTGATGTTGTACTTTTTCAATACATCTTGTATTTTTTCCTTGATACTCATTGGATTCATTTTTTACAAAACTCAAAGCATCGTATTTTTGTGCATAGACGTAAAAAAAAATATACATATTTTGGAAACGATAAAGCTACCATTGAGTGAAAAACAAAACCAAGCACTCGAAGCATTGCATTGGTCAACCGATTACACCCATGTGCTTTATGGCGGCGCTGCTAGTGGTGGTAAAACATTCCTTGGTTGTTATTGGCAACTGATTCGCAGGTTGAAATACCCCAACACCCGTGGGTTAATTATTAGGTCTGAATTAAAGGCAATTCGCCAAACTACATTGAACACGTTTTGGAATGTTGTTGGTCTTTTGAAGCTTCGTGATGGAAAGGACTATAAATTCAACGCGCAAGATTTCGTGATCACTTTCCACAATGGAAGTCAAATTGTGTTTAAGGAAATTATGTATCTACCAAGTGATCCCGACTTTTCTTACCTCGGCGGTTATGAATGTGCAGACGCTTTTATTGATGAATCACAGCAAGTGCCGGGACGTGGTTTAGAGCTTCTTGGTTCTCGTATTCGTTTAAACTTAATCGGTGATCGTGAAAGTCCGAAGCCTAAAATACTAATGACCTGCAACCCATCGAAAGGGTATCTATACAACGAATATTACAACCCGCACAAACACAGCACCATGCGAAGTGAGCGCATATTTATTCCCGCGCTACTCAGTGACAATACACTGATGAAAAACCGCGACGTGTACGAACAAACCTTGAAAACATTGAGCGAAAAGGATTACAAACGACTTGCGCTAGGTGATTGGGATTATGACGATTCACCCGATCTACTATTTGAAACACAGGCGATGCTTCAGATGTTCACAAGCGCATTCGATGTCGTTGGTGATGGATATATAACGTGCGACCCCGCTGCAATGGGTAACGATAGAACGGTTATTTGCTTATGGCGCGGGATGCACCTTGTAAGATTTTTTGAATACAACCACAAGTACCCGCATGAAGTTGCTGAAATTATCAGAACGATAGCGATTGAAAACAATGTTCGGTTGAATAACGTGATCGTTGATGCGGATGGCCTTGGTATCGGTGTCGCGGGGCTTCTGAAGTGTAAAGAATTCAACAACGGATCAAGCGCCAAAGATTCAACGCACTTCGCCAACCTAAAATCAGAGTGCTATTTTAAATTGTCGGCCATGGTTCGAGACAATAAGATTTGGATTCACGACACGTCAAAACGCGATGAACTCATCAAGGAATTGGATTTGATCCGTGACCGAACAAGAGAGGATAAAAAACGGGCCGTAAGTTCGAAAGAAGAAATCAAAGCGAAACTGAATCGCTCACCTGACTACGCAGACGCCGTGATGATGCGAATGTATTTCGATGTTTATAAGTCAACGGGCACTTATTCTTATGTATAAAGAAAAAGCACCCATTTCTGAGTGCTTTTGCATTGCAATGAACCCCTTTGATATTAATCCTTTCCTGTGGATGGATTCGAACCACATTCAATTGAACCAACTTGTTTAGGGTTGGTGTAGTCTCAAGCATGAAAGGTGCTTGTTGGGTTTCGGTGCCTTCCACCTATCCGTGGCTATCCACGGCCGTCCATGTAAAAAAATTGCCGCTTGATCGTTATGATCGATCATCTAGTTGCGGGTGCAGGAATCGAACCTGCTTCTTTAGGTTATGAGCCTTACGAGTTACCACTTCTCCTACCCACGATGCAAATATAAAGAAAAAGCCCCGACGTTTCAGGGCTATTCAACAAATTTAACTTTTAAAACAAAAAAACATGAGGGTGCGAAGATAAACAAAAAAGGCCAACCCCGTTGGATTGACCCCTTTTCGTGCTGAATTAAACCTTAACTAAACCAATGCGAATATATCATGAAAAACTTCGCCCGTGCGTGCGTTCATAAATATCTCGTTATCTACCTTCTTACCATCCAACGGCTTGTATTCAATAGCCATTCCAACGATAGCACGTTGACCATCATTAGCGAATGTCACAACTATTTCTTCGTCGTTGTTTTCAAACGAATATTGATCACCGAATTCAATACGAACGGGTTTAACTGCTTCGTTTTCCATTGGAATATCAAAACACTTTCCAAAGTTGCCCATGCCGCTGTAATTCGGCTCGGGGTAATCTTCATTGGTCGAATCATTGTACCCGCGAACACGAACAACGAAGTCGGGTGTAGTCGCGGCGTAGTGTGGGATCAATTTTTTAAAGTCAAACGAATTGTCATCCTTACCATTGAAGTACACGTTTGGCCAATACACGTTATCCTCGATCTGTTCTAAATCGGTTGACACGTCCGTCAAATACACATTGGTGTCGGGTGTTGTTCGGTCGTATCTCATATACGAGTGCGCCGTTAACATTTCGTCCGTGAATCCAAGCGCTTCGAGCTGTACCTTGGTGAACTCAATGTTCTGAGTGTAGCGCTGTGTTTTGATGGTTGTGGTTTTTACGCCATTTACCGTGCTTGACAAGTAAAGGTTGACCGTGTGCTCAACAGGAAAAGTATTCCATCCCTCGCTTGGTGATCCGCTACGCTCGGCGTTCATGAACACGGACCCGTTTCTCCAGGTGAATCCTGCGTTGTCAAGTTCGATGCGCTGACCCATAACCCAAAACTCTTTGCCTGCTTGTGGCCCTGCTTGCATCGTGAAAACCTTGCGCTGCTTTTCGAGTAAGTTTGGATTGACGTACTCAAACTGCTGACCTCCTAGCATATCTGAAAGGAAGTTCAGCGCATAGTGTTTATTCATTCCAACGGGTACATTGGAAACTTTGCCGTACACCTCAAACGATTTCAAGGTGTCAACATAACGGCGTAGCGTTTTGTCGTACTTGCGGTCAATGATCTTGCGAAACGTCGGTACTGATCTTTCGCGAAATTGGATAAGGCCATGAAAATAGGCCAATTCATTCGGAACACCTAAGCGCTCTAGGGTTGTTTTCATATTGGTTGATTTGATTTAATTGCTTGTTCAATTTCTGCAAGTATACGATGTTCTTTTGAAGGTTTAGCAAATTGCGCCTCAATACTGAATCCTTTCACTTCGCCACTTTTCACACGTTCCCACGCCTCGTCGTTGTCTACCTTGGTGCCAATAAACCATGTGCCTATTGGGTAGTTCATTCCAAGGTGTACGCTCTTATCGTTTTCACCTTCTTTGATCCAGGATTCAACCACGGTCAACCCATCAATTTTAAACTGATGCTCATACGTGTGATCACTTTGGTGCGACTTCTTAAAAAAGTGTTGTTGTGCCTTGACTATTGTGGCGGGTGGAAATTCGATAAAATATTCCTCTTGCGTTTTTTTATCAATCCGCAGTATCTCCTTGTTAGGAATTAACACAGGACCGAACAACATTCGACGTTCTTCATCTACCTTCAATTCAACATTGTGTTTTGATAGCGCTACAAAATTACCTTCGGTTGCCGGTTGGCGCACGATAGAAATGGCGTACACTCCAAGCGCTTCGTCATCTAGGTCAAAAATTATTTTCTTTTTGTTTTCCATGGTTCAAATATAGTTTAGGGGTATTATTTTTATACCCTTTTTTTATCCAAGTCGTGCGAGGTTCTTGATTTTCGCATTGGCATCTTGTGCGTTCGATACGCTTCCCGCCAATACATAGGCCTGCGCCGTTTGCGGAGGCCTGTTGTTTATGAACGCCGTGTTTATCGGGTTGAATGCAGGTTGACCACCACCGGCATTTGCGCCGCTTCC